GTGTCTCGTCACCTTAACCAGCTATATGCCAGAAAGTTTATTCAGTCACTCCCCGTTGAACCCGTCGATTCAACAAATATAATATACCACCTCTGTCAACCCTTGTCAACCCCCTCCTTACTTAGTCCTCGTATTGATCACTCCAGCATACTTAGGATCGTTACCTTCTCTGTCAGGTCTGTCCTCATGGGTTTCTCCTTGGTACTCAACCACCAATGCATTTACATCCTTTCTTTCTGCATACACATGATAGAAACAATCGATTGGAATTGGTCCTCTTGCCTGTAAATATATCTTACTATCATCCCATCTCTTTATAATAATATCCTGCGGAGCTCCAATTGGTTGCAACTGTACAGAAATACTCTCAGCATGAACTAAATCTTTCCAATAAGAAGGCAAATCAATCTCAGTCTTATTACGGAGTCTTCCTCTATAATAAACACCAACCTCTGGTCCTTCTATACATGCATGAGCAAGTCTATATCCCTCTGTAGAAGGATGTGGCATATCAAATAGTTTAGGTGATCTATCTGCCACCTTATGTCTTGCTTCTAATCTACCACTTGAAAAACAATCAACAGATCCAGTAACAAATATATCTCCCTGAACATACAGATTTCCCTTTGAATATATTGCCTGTGGTTGAGCACCAGAAAGTCCAAGAACTGATTTATAAGGAGAAGTATCCTCTGGCATATTAGGATCTTCATTAGCGATCTGACCAACCATTAAGGTTCCCTGTATATCATCAAAGTCATCAGGTGATCCAACTACCATAGGACCTTCTACAAAAGCAGATCCATTGATTTTTTCTGGACCTTCTTGAACAGCACCGTTAACACCAGTACCGACCTTTAATTGTCCACCTACATTTAAATCATCTACGTTATAAGACATTGTTATGCACCCTCCTTAACTCTTTGTTGGAAATTTCTACCACCTACCTTAGAATCTTTAATGTCCACGGCATCAGTAACACCTCTAATTGTTTTTCCATACAATTTTAGAACTCCGTTAGCAATAATTTCCATAGTTTGTGGTGTGCTCATTTTGTAAAAGTTTTTGGCATTTATAAGAGTCTTTTTCGACTCCATTATAATGTTTTCACTAGCAGTCATCTTAATATTACCTCGATCAGTTGTTTCACCTTTAGCAACCATCTCAATGTCAGTTGCTTCAAGTCTGATCTTGCCATTACTTGCCTTAATAACAATATTACCATGCTCTGCCTCAATAAAGCAACTATCAAGTGCTTCTTTATCTACTGCTTTCTCAATCCAAGGATACTTACCACACTTAACTTGAAATGAACCAGTGCTTGTAGAAGTTGTAGAACCTCTTCTTACACCATCATTATCTAAAGAGAATTGATGCAATCCATCCCTAGTATTAAGCATTACTGCTGCAGTTACATCAGAATCTTTATGAATCTGACCCATAGTAACAGAACCATGATCATTACCCCACCCAACAGCAGTATAATTGATCTTGGCAGTATCATATTTACTCTTCTTAAAATCCTTTAAACTAGATTTTAATCTACTATTCTTGGAAGGTGTCCTAGAATTTTGTCTATTATATGAGGTAGGTGCAGACATTTATATTATTAGGTAAGGTTATCAGGAGTTCCTGGTATGTTAAGTCTAGGATCATTGCTAGAAATATCAGTACCCTGTCTCTGAATTGCTGATGGAGGTGTAGTTCTCACACCATCAATACTCTCTTGTAGAGTAGCATAAACTTGAATTGCTTTACCAGCACTCGCAGTTATTCCTGCATAAGGAATACCATTCTCATAGTATACAGAACCATAGTATGCTCGACCTTGTATATATCCAGTTTGTTTTAATCCAACTAGGTCTGTTACCTGTAATAATTTATCAGGATCAGGTGCGTCAATTGGATCACGAACAACATCTAATATAAAATGACCACGGAAATTAACACCAGTATCAGATGGTATAATAATTCTAGGAGTACTTGTAAGTCCTGTTCCTGGATCAAGAATATCAATCTTACTAATACCACCATGAGGTGTGTATGTAGCAGTCAATGCAATACCACTGCCAGGAGGATCATCAACCACTGGAGTGTCACCAGGATCTCCACCTGGAAGATCTGGTTCCTTATAGTTGATACCAGGATCATCTATAACAACCCTAACAGGTACAATTAGAGCATTATATTCAACTGGTCTATCATCTCCAGGATCAACAACAACTTCTGGTCTTGTTGTAGGAGGTGGGGGTGTATCAAAACCAGTTCCAGGATCTTCAACTAACGGATCTTTAATTCTACCCTTACCACATTTTATTTGCTTACATGGTGGAGGAATAATTATACCACAAAGTCCTATTGGATTTTGATACCATGATTTTCCTGATGCTGCTGAAGATTGAGGTGTTCCTGGTTCTGGTACATCCTCAACCAATCTTGCTATTCCTATAGCAAAGGTACTTGGATTAGCATCAAATGCTGATGAACCTCTGTAATAATCTTCAGATGGTTTACGGAAGAGAGCATCTATAAATCCTATTGGACCTCCAGTTTCTGCTGTATATACAGTTGGTTTTACTGTAAGAGTATGCTTACCTTTATTAACTGTTATCTTTTTAGGAGTACCTTCACCTGTCATATCAATACTATGCCTACCAGCACCAATATCTTGACGAGTCTTATCAGTTCCTCTAAATGTATTAGTTCCTATTTGTTGACCATCAAGAAAAAGAGTTGCTGAATGATCATTCTGGAATGTAAATTCATATTCACCTGTTACTGGAAAATGAACATTACTCCAAGTGTAATCAACTAACTCAGCACCACCAATTTTTGGATAGTCAGGAGAAATTCCATTTTCATTCATGAATGAACCATATATCTTACTTCTATAATTAAATAATGCTGGTCCTTTATAGGTTACACCATTTCTTGTAGTGTCTGCAAGAAGTTCTTGTTCAGCAGTAGCAGAAGACATTTGATAAACAGAAGTTGCTTGTAAATAGTCCCAAGGATTCTTAAATGCCATCTTAGGATTAGGTTTAATTGATTTCTCTGCTTGTGTTTTCCACCCAGACTCAAGAATAGTAGGATTTGGTATGTTAATAATTGCACTACCATCTGGTCTGCGACCATATCCTTTTACAAAAGTAACTTCATAAGTTTTACCTGCTTTAAAGGTTCCTGTCTTCTTAATAGTACCACTTACTTTCCATTGCTCTCCACCCTCACCTAAATTATCTGCAGGATTAGAACCACCACTTAAAGTTATTATATGAGTTTCTCTACCCGTACTGCTATTGGTTTGTGTCCAAGTAGTATTACCAATTTGAATCTTCTGTAATGCCTTACCACTTCTGCTAGGTGAATCAGCCCAAACATAAGTTAAACTAACTTGTACATTAGTGCCCTGAACATCAATAGAATCACCACTTGAATTAAACTCTGCTGTTCCTCCAGTAACAGAATCAATATTAAAAGTAGCATTCTCATCAAATCCATTATCAGAATTATCATCGAAAGCAAGTCTTCTAGAACTTGTGTAACGTTTATCTCCTGGTCTCTTCAATCCAGTGTAACTAATAGTGTTACTAGTATTCCCACCAGTATTTGGTGGTTGAGCATCAGTTTTAGGTACATCAAAGACTAAAGGATTTGTTTCTGTTTGTACAGTAATCTTAGTTACAGAAGGTGGAGAGAAATTAAGCTTAGCAGCAGGAGAATCTACTTTAAATTTACAAGTAGCAGTTCTATTTGATGTATTTCCATTTACAAGATCATAAAATCTACCACCAGTTACAGTAAGTTCACAATCTTTCCAGTTATAATCTTTATAGTCCTCCATCTGAAGAAGTTCTCTTCCTTGTGCATCTTTAATAACCCTCAATTTAACACCATAGTCATCTGATGCATTACACTTAACGGTTACTTGATACTCTTTATCATATTCAACTTCTCTAGTAAAATTATTAGTTACATGAGGAACATTTTTACCACCATTCTTATGAGATTTTATTGTCAATGCTTTAATATCAATCGTACTATCACGAGGTGATCTATGACTAGTAAGGAACTGTACTGTTTTACTCTTAGGTGTTGTAGGTGGAGCAGCACCCTCTAAAACATCCCAAGTAAATCCAAGATCAGCATCAATTCTATCATTACCATAAGCAGTAAGATAATATTTACTACCTGTCTTAGTAAACATTATACCAGCAGGTTTATTATTCTTATTAGTCTTTATTGGTGCTGCTGATTGCCAATCCTTAGTGCTAAAAATCTTTTCACTAAAGTATTTCTTTTTAGTCTCATAATTTTTAAAGTTTTGAACTTTAGCAGTAAGAGTGTTCTTACCTTCTGCCATATAGAATTTAGTCTCTTGAGGCCATGGTTCATCTCTGTTTTTTGGTTTTACTACAACATCTAAACTTGATCTTTTATATTCCTCATCTCTGAAGGAAAGATTAGGATCATCATTTCTTTCAGCAACCATATTACCATTAACAAAAATCTTTCCAAAGTTATCTACTGTACCCTTAAAGGTATAATCTCCTTCATAGGGTGCATCTATAATCCAAGTCTGTTCCCATCCATCTGAGTTACCTGTACCATCTGTACCAGGACTATTAAGAGGAGGAATTGGAGATATTGCATACTTATTTGTCCACTTATCCCAATATCCAAACTTAACTGGATACCAAGGAGTTCCCTCTGGTTTCATACGAGTATGCCAAATAGGACTCTCTGGACATTCACCCTCTGATAATATTGGTGGAACTATCGCTGCTGGTGGTGGTGGGGTTGGTGCTTTAATCGACAATGCAACAGCCATTGGATTCTCATTCCAACTCTTAGGATCTGCAACCGTTCTATATGCCACACTTGCTTTTACATCAATTGCCAATGCCATCGGATTAGTTGTTGGCCATTTACCACCAGGAATTTGACTATGAGTTGCAGTAATAGTATATGTTCCAGCTTTTATAAAGAACGTATGAGTAACCTCTCCTGTTGCTTTATTGTTATTACCCACAAATCCATCTTGGAAGAAATCAACCTGATCACCTATTTGTATCCGTACATCATCATCAACATGAACATGTATGTCATAGTTAGTACTAACAGGGAAAGTAATGTTTGTCCACACAATTGTATGATCCCCTGCATAAGGCATGTTTGGAAGTGATAGTGCAGTATCAAAAGGAGCAACACCATACTTTGCTAAGAGTCCTCTCTTATTTTTCGATTTCCATAGTCTCCTATCTGCCTTGTCAATATATTGTAGAGTATTAAATATTGTTTGCTCTGTAGTTGTTGTATCTGCAGGATAAACTATTCTACTTTCATTTTCAGACAATTGATATGCAGTCCTTGCAGCAAAGGATGCATTCTGAGGAGTAGCAATCTGTAATGTATTACCTATCCTTACACCTCTATCAAAGAAATCAATCTTCTGGTCTTCTGTCTCTGGAGTAGCACCTGTATCACCAATACTAGGAACCTTAGTATATGACTGCCTATCAAATGTTACTCTATACTTTCTACCATTCTTAAAATTACCTTTCTTACTAATAATACCTTTCTGCTGATAATCTTTACCACCTTTACCTAGAGTATCTGCAAGACTACTACCACCACTTAAAACTATTACATGAGTTTCTCTACCCGTACTGCTATTGGTTTGTGTCCAAGTGGTATTACCAATCCTAATTGATTCTAATGCCTTACCACTTCTTCTAGGATTATCAGCCCAAACATATGTTAGACTAACCTGTACATTAGTACCCTGAACATCAATAGAATTACAATCTTGATTAAACTCTGCTGTTCCTCCAGTAACATAATCAATATTAAAAGTAGCATTCTCATCAAATCCATTTCCAGAGTTGTCGTCAAACGCAAGTCTTCTAGAAGTTGTATAACGTTTATCTCCTGGTACTTTTAATCCATTATAAGTAATAGTATTTTTTTTATTCCCATCATCATTTCCTGGTTGAAAATCAGTCTTAGGAACTTCAAATACTAAAGGTTCTGTCTCAGTCTGTATGGTAAGTTTACTGATAGCAGGTCTTTCTTTAGGTGTGGGAGGTGTTACAGGTTTCTTGATCCTAAATTTACAAGTCGCAGTTCTATTTGATGTGTTTCCATCTACAAGATCATAGAACTCACCATCAGTTATAGAAACCTCAAAATCTTTCCAGTTATAGTCCTTATAATCCTCCATTTGAAGACGAGTTCTTCCCTGATCATCCTTATTAACTCTTAACTTAACACCATAGTCATCTGATGCATTACACTTAACAGTTATTTGATACTCTTTTCCAATCTCAATTTGTTTAGCAAAGGTATTAAAAACTTTAGGTTTATTTTTACCACCATTCTTATGAGATCTAATTCCTAATTCGCTTATCTCAAATGTACTATCACGAGGTGATTGATGACTGGTAATAAACTGTACTGTTTTCTTTGTCTCTATCTTTTCCTTTTCTTCTTCAGGTAATCCAAGACTCTTATCCCAAGCAAAATCAAAATCTATATCAACAAGATCATTTCCAGATACTTTATAAAAATAATTTTTACCTTCCTTGATAAACTTTCCACCTGCTTTTCTAACTATTGGTTCTCTACTTGGTTGTATTGGTGCTTTCTTTGTAGTTGCTCCATTATGAAGTTTAAAAGCTACTTTTTTTGTTGTAGCAATACCAACTTCATATTTGATTGGATCTGTTAGACCGTCTTTATTACCTAAAGATGCTACCTTTTGATCCTCAATATATAAATCGCCAAAACCTACAGCACCAGCATACAAACCTCTAAAGACATACTCACCACCCCAAGGAAATTCTATATCCCATTCAAAATCAAAAGTCTCACCACCATGTGCAGATCCAGGTTCATCTGATGGGGGTACTGGTGAAATACCATATAGATTTAAAAAGTCTGACCATTCAGTAACACTAACAGCATATCCTACTGTGGTTACTTCTCCATTCTTAGACGAAGTAATATTTTGTTTATTTAAATTCTGCCTCGTAGTCCACCAAGGATTTGATAAATTCTTAAGACTCTCAAGATACTTATCAACCTCATCCATTAAAGGATCTGCTGCATACTTAGTATACTTTGTAGGATCCCACTCTCCAGTATCCTGACCATTTACACCCCAAACTCTACCATAAGGTATACTAGTATCAGCACATATATCTGGTCCAGACTCATCCATCTGATCCTTATAATATTTCCAAGTCTCTACACAATTATCACCATCTGATACCTGTACACGAACTACAGCACCTTTAGCAATACCACACTCATCCTTTACTTCTACTTTAGGTGGATACTGATACCCAAAACCAGGATTTGTAATATCTAATGTAAGTAATCCACCATCAGTTCCAACTACTGGATTAGCAAAAGCACCTACTCCACCACCACCATAGAAGTATACTTCAGGAGTGCTACTACATTTATGATCCAAATCAATAGAACCACAACTTACATCAGTATTATCTAAAGGTACTATATCATCTGGTACTAACTTATTAACTTCATCTATACCAATATAGGATATCTTATCCCTATTCTTAAGAATGAATGCAGTATTTGGATACTCTTTCTCATGGTCATTTGCTTCGCATAAAGAAATGCTAGGAACATATCCTCTAATACTCGAAATATATCCAACAGATATCTCTTTCTGAGTAACAGATCCAAATATATTAAACTGGGTTGCAGCAATTGCCATCTATTCTATACTATAGTCAGAATACATATTAGATATTTATCAAGTATTATTTGAGTTGATTATAGCTTTTGCCTTTTCAAAATCCAATTCTAATTCTCCTATTGTTGGTTCTATAAATGGAACCCCACTAAGAGCATCAACAGCAGTATCTTTTATCTTACCTGCAACGTTTGCAATATTAGGTAACTCCTTATCTGATTGTGCAGCACCACCAGTACCAAGTTTATATAAATCAGATACTGCCTGATTAGGTGGTAACTCAAAAGGAAAAACATTTGCAGTCATATTCTCAAACTGAAGAGCTTGAGTTAAATTACCACCAAGAGAAGCAATAGATCCCAATATATCATCTAACTTTTGACCAGTTCCTTTCAGTTGTTTCTTTGTTTTTTCTTGAGTAGCTGTGAGAGTAAATGTTGCATTGGTAGATTTAACACCAAAATTAGTCTGATCAACAAATAAAACATCTCCCACCTGATACTCTTTTCCTTTTTTAATAACTTCAATACCACCTGCATCTACTGGTCCTGCAACCATAGTTAACTTAAATCCACCATTACCTGCAATAGATCCCGTTCCTCCTTGCATATGAGGCATAATAGTATCACCTACCTTATATCCTGTACCTATTGTATGAACCCTTACTGTTTGTATCTCTCCTCCCGTAACTGTCATGTTAATCATCATACCAGTACCAATTCCAGTGGTATCACAAACAACAGCATTTTGATTTCCATTAACATAATTAGTTCCTCTACTTATCCACTCATAATGTTTAGCACCATCTGCTGCACCAAAACCTGCTAATCCACCAGAGGATACAGTAAGATTAACTACACATCCCTCACCTTTACTTGTAGTAATTCCTGGATTAACATTACCAAAGATCCCAGTTGGAACAGATGTAGCAGTAAGATAATTAGTGCCACCTAAAGTTTGATCTAATACTTCTGCATCAGTAATAGACATTACCTGACCTTGTATAACCTCACCACTGTCCTCAACCTCACCAGTTCTCAATAACATCTTCTGCATGTCATCCATAAAAAAGTTTATACTCTTAACGATATTATCATTTGCTTTATCAATTAAATTTCTATTAGTTGATATAACTTTTGCAGCTAAATCTTCTGCGTAACATGAAGGAACTTTAGGAATAGTTGGTTCATCAGAATCATCTGTTAAACTATCGACAATATCATCTAAAGTCGCATCAGAAGACTCAGAAACCTCATTGATTCTATTAAAAATCTTTTCTGCCTCAACCAATATTTCATCTTCCTTGGTTATATCTGAGGTTAATCCAGTCTGATCTGTGATTGATTGATTGATTAACCTATTAGACATACCATCAATTTGATCCATGAGTTTTGAAGTATTCAAAGTATCTTCCAATACCTTTTCAACTGTACCACACATATTATCAGCAATCTGATTATAACTTTGTAGTAATTGTTGACCAGTTATCTCAGTCATGTCTGCCATCATCCACCTTTGACTAGATGGCATCTTAGCAACTTTATCTGACAACTCTTTATTCAAAGTTTTAGAAACATATTCCATCATCTTATCAGAAATTATCTTCATATACTTAGACATTTCACATGCAGCATTTGCTTGTGTTGCTTTTAAATTACGTATGTCTTTACCCATAGAAACCGCATCAACATATCCACCATCTTGCAAAGATTTTAAATGCTTATCAACATCTATAGCAAGATTATCTACAACAATCTGCATTGATTTTAAAGAAGACCCCACAAGATCATCAGGTTTCATTAAAGGAATAGATTTTTGATATAGTTCTTCTCTTATAACATCAGCAGCACCTGTCATATGAATGGCATCTGCATTCTCTTTAGTTGCTCCTGGTGCTTTAGGTGCTTGAATAGAATTTGCGTTCTTAATTCTATTCTTAATACCCTTCTTAACTTGTTTCTGAATGTATTCAAATAATTCATCTCCTGTTAATCCCAACTCCTCACCCTTCAATTTGGCAAGATCAATATCTGCTTGTTGCTCTCTTGATACTGGTTTATTTTGAGCAGTACCAAACCGATTAGTATCTAATGTTGAATTTGCTTCTTCCTGTGCTGCCTCTTTTGTTTTTGGTTTTTCAGTAACAAGATCGGTCTCAGGTACTCTTTCTTTAGAAGCACCTTGTTTAGCAACAGCACCATCACCATATCCACTTCTTGGACCTAAGTTACTATCCTCACTAGCTTGATCATTATCTAAAATGGTTTGAGCATTATTACCAAGCACTCCCATAATAACAGGAACACTTTGATCTTTACCATCTAAAAAGAATCCAAATACAAAGTTACCTTGACGGAGGTTTGCAGTCTGGAATGAACTGGTCTGACCTCCACCAGCAGTAACTGGGTACATTATCTGTGCCCAAGGAAGTTCCTCATCAATAGGAACAGTCTTATCATGGAGACCCATGATTCTTACTTTATATCTTCTACCCCAACCTGGAACTGCTTCTTTATTAGTTTCTTTACCTGGAGACATATTATCTCTCCAAGTGGAATCGTCAGCAATCTGACCGACCCACCAGAAGAAATCAGCACCTAAAAATCCTGAATTAAATAATGATCCCCCGATATCCATAGGTTAATCGTCGTATACCTTACATTCGTCTGCATCTGGATGATTGTCACAATACACTTCTAGATGACTATCTTCATGACGTGTATGATAATCATTGATCTTACCTTCGTTCGCATCTACTTTATCATCCTTATGATACACCTCATAATCAGCATGAACATTTTCTAAATCTTCTTTTGTATATTCATGCATACCATGATTAGTATGCTCTTTACCATCTTTAGGATCAAGATAAACTTCGTGATCTAAGTTGTGTTTAATAGTCATAGGTTTTCTCCTAAGATTAGCTTGCTGTACCTTTTCTACCAAAGGAATCCCTAACCAAATTTAATTTAGTATAGGTATTTTTTGGAGTCATATAGTGGCATAAATCCGCTATAATATATATCCCACCAGCTTGCTGGTCGTTTTCTCCAGTTTTCTCTGCGGTAAGTCCAGGTGCATCTACAAATATAGCATCTCCTACGTGTAATGAAAAGTCTCCAGGTAAGGTAATCGTGACTTTTGATGCATAAAATTGATTATAACGTCTAATAGATTGATTTGCTATTTTAAAATACTCAAAATTCTGCTTCTCTGCATCATCAATTTGCTGAGATGTATCTCCAGAAGGTAATGATCCATGATCAACTAGGAAGTATGTAGTACGACTAAACTCTTTATTCTCACCATCATTGATAGTATCAAATTCTGAATTCAACACAGGTAATTCTTTACCTGCAGATTGTTCAGTATCTTTTCCATCACCACTTTCTATTACTGAATCAGTAAGAACTTCATAATAACAATTAAAAGGATCAAATAAAATCATCTTACTACTATAAGCACCAAGTCTCAATTTCTCCTGAACATCAACACGATTATCTAATTCATATTCCAATGCCTTCATATCATATCCTTCAGGAAGATTCTGACCTTTGGATTCAGGTGTCTCATTATAAATGATAGATTTCTTTTTTGGATTCTTAGAAGGATCTAATAAAGCATCTAGTGATTTAAAATTAAATCCATTAGAAGTTTCATAAAAAAAGAATCCTGCTGCCGTACCACCTTTTCCTACTGGCACAGACTTCTTAGATAATGCATTCAACATATAGAATGGTTTTTTATTATGTCCATTGAAATTAAATTCATTCTCAGTATCCTCTATGTGCAACTCCTTTTCACTTCTAAGATAAGTTTGATCAGTAAGTATAGTTTCTATATGATCAGATATTTTACCATCAAACCTAGTATTAACTCTTATCTTTTCATTGAATATAAACTCTTTTGATACTAACTCTAACTGAATCAATTCAGTCTTTGTATCACTGTCTATTGGAGTTATCTTATTAACATACAAAGTAAGTTTAGGAGAATCACCTATAGCAACTTCATTATTATCTTCAAATTCTATCTCAACTCTTTCCTGTCCTACAAGAGGCAAACCTTCTCTTACTGTTTTATTACCACCATCATCACTCTTAGCAGAATCTCCTGAATCAACAAACCGTATAGTCGCTCTAAGAGTATCCTCTAATATACTCTCAAAGTACATTAGCAAAGTAATACCAGCAGAAATATCTACTGACCTATTTCCACCAAGATTTGAAAAGATTTTAACGGATTTAATTGTAGCTGCTTCTGCACTTGCAGTAAGTATCTTGTCGCTCATTTTGTTATTACACCGTACTTATATTTAACCATTTGCATCAAGGGTCTCATAAGGATCCTCAGTGCTTCCACCGCCACCAGAAAGAACTAATTCATCCCTTCTAGTCTGAGGTAAAGGTGTCTCAGTTTTCTGTTGAACAACAACAACAGTATCAGCACCCTCCTCATAAGATGCACTCTTATTGATACCATCTCTTATATTATTATTTGTAGCAAGAATATTGTTAGCATCAGCTTTTGCCTTTGTAACATAATTCATTCTTTCCTTTCTAGATAAATCTTGATACTCACCATATTCCTTACTAGAAACCACTTGATCGTTTATCTTATAAGTAGACTCTCCCAAAGAATTAAAACTCTTACTAGAAGTAGTTTGAACCTTTCCACCTCTATCTGTTTTTGGTTTTGGTGGTTCCTTACCATCTACTTCTCCTTTCAAAGTATCCTTATCATCCTTTTTATCCTTCTCAGGATTCATTGGTTCTCTAGAGAATAATGCCCTACGCAATAAATTAACTTTGTCACCAATATTAAAAGGATTCAATATAAAACCACCCAATTTAAATGGATTCTTTGGTAACCCTTCCATAAATCTACTAAATCCAGTCTTAATCCAATCAAGTATTTGCTTACCTCCATCAAGAACCTGTTTAAAATCTCCTTTAATTTTCTCTCCTACTGCCTTTGCTCCACCACCAAACAACATACTATACATTAAATCACCACCATACACACCAATCGTTTCACCGATCAATGTACCAAGAACAGGAACAGGTATGAATGTCCCAAGTGCTCCACCAACTGCTGCACCAAGTGCTTTGAACATTGCTTGTCCTGGTGGATCTCCAGTCATCATGGAGACAATACCAACAATCAATGGTCCTAGAATTGGTATCCTCTTAGCAAATCCCTTCACTGCTGGCATTGCTGCTTTCATTGCAGGTGCTACAACTTTTGCTGCCTTACCAAATATTTTTACTGCCCATCCACCAACCTTTGCTGCTCCTTTCTTCACTACTTCTTTTGCTACACCAGCACCCTTACTAATAATATTTGCACCCTTACCAGCAATGCTTGCAGTCTTACCAAGAACACTCTTTCCTACATTAAGTATTTTACCACCCACATTTTTTACAAGATTCAATCCCTTTCCTGCTAAATTCTTAGCAAATTTAAATGCTTTCTTAACTACTACTCTAGCAATTCTAAATGCTCTCTTTACACTCGCAAGAACTGAGTCAAATATTTTCTTACCAAATATCTTCCACATAAGGAATCCATTAACCAAACTATTGAGACCCTCCATCAAGGACTCAATATGCTTCATACCCTCTTCACCAACTACATTGCCAATGAAACCCATTGCTAGGTCATAGAGTTTATAACCCCAATCAACAACAGTAGCTACTATATCAAATCCCTTTCCAACAATCCATAAAATACCATCAACTGCTTTAAAAAGACCTTCAGCAATAGGTATTAACTTTGGTAGTAGAGGAAGTAGTTTCAGTGCAACATAACCAAATACTATAGTAGTAAAGAATTTCTTTAATCTCTCCCAAAGACTTAAGACTTGTTTGGGTGCTTTCATACCCATCTTCTTCTTTTTCTTTTTTGGTTTTGTTTCTAATTTCTTTTCTGCTGCTGCTTGCTCTGCTTGTTCTTGTGCTGTCTCTGCATCTTTCTTTCGTGCCTTCTCTGCTGCAAGAGTTCCCTTCAATACCTGATCTATAGAAATAACTTTTATTTTAATTCGAGTAAGAGTATCTTCAACACCAACACTTCCACCACTAGTAATTGCCTTACTAGGAGCAGTAGGTACTAAAGAAGTAGTAGGTCGAACAGCAAGTGCTCCACCTTTTGTTTGATCTGTTCCACTACCTCTAACATCAGCGATCAGTTCATCTAATGTTGGTCTTTTAGCAACAGTCTTCTTCTTTTTCCTATTCAATAACTTATCAGCAGCAATCTTCTTTGCCTTACCTTTGACCATTCCAGTCGCTAATTTTTTACCTAATGCTGCCCAAGCCATTATACACTAATCCCCAATAGTTTCTGCTTATTCTTCTTCATTGCAGGATAAACAACAGGGAAAGCAGGAATAGTTGATCCACCCAACTCAGATGGTTCTTTAGAAGATGTATTAGTCTGCTGAATAATAGTTACCTTCTGATCATTAGATGTAGGAGGAGGAATATTTACAGACTTATCAAATGCATTACTAACAAACTCTTTACCTCTACTGAACATATCCTTTGCTTTACCACCTACAAACTTCGCTGCTTTAACTTGTGGTAGCATATTAAACATAGTCTTAGCACCACCAAACATATTCTGAACTAAACCACCTTCATTAAGATGTTGAACCAGACCACCCTTATTCATTTGCCTTCTATTCCAAAGTCTTGCAACCTCTGCTGGATCTATTCCTGCCATTATCGCTGCATTCTTAGGAGAGTTCTGAGCTTTAATATACAATCTATTTGCTGCTGTACCTGGAATATCTTTGTTAATATCAAATGCAATATCTCCTTTAAAATTGGGATTATCTAATGTCTCACTCCTAATATAAAGTGCCTTTTTAATAAGTGCCTCTCTAACTTCTGGTTCTACTGACTCATTAGTCTGAAGCATTTCAAGTCCTTGATTAAAAGCAACCTCACCTTGGTTCATAATAAACTCACCAAAGTTTGGCATCTTCCCATCCCTATCCATCTTCAATTTTACACCACCATAAGCATCAGGATTTGCATCCACTGCTGCATTTTGCGTTTCCATAAACTTCATAAGTTCTGGAGCAACTAATTTCTGCAAGTCTTGCGTATTCTCACCCCATTCTTGACCTGCTTTTGCCTCACCACCTTCATTGAATTGACGACCCTTCTTTGGTTTGTTAGTTCCACCTGCTGCAGCATTCATACCTTCTAAAGTATCAACACCAAACTTACTTACAGCACCCTTTGTCATAACAAACTCACCAGGAGTAAGCATGGCAGGAACAGTATCCTTATTACCTTCTCCAGGAACTTCTCCACCTTTATTAAATCCTTTTGGTTCTTTATCTGGAATAATCTCCTTCGGATCTATAGGAGGTGATTCATCTCCTGTTTCTTTTGTTACATCAGCAACCGCTTCTTCCTCTACTTTCTCAAGATCTTTATTTCCCTTCCCAGTTATCCAGTCCATAATCTGACCTGGCAATCCCATCACAAATTTAACTGCATCAAGTATCTTAGGAACACCCCACATCAACAAAACAATAGTACCTGCTACCATTCCTGCGGGACCTAATAATCCTGGCAAGAACCACATAAGACTACCAAGTAATACTGGCCACCAGTCCTTTATGAATCTGAATATAGATGAAACCTTAGAAGCATTCTCTGGATTACCAAACCAATCCAATGCTTTCATTATAGTTTTACCTGCTACAATCGCAACAAAGAACTGTACAAACCTATCCCAAATACTCATAAAAGGTTTAAAGACTTTCGCTGCAGTATCTTTTATTCCTTTACCAAGACCAAGACCACCTTTCTTTTCTAAATCCTTCTCTGCTGCTTTTACATCTTCCTCTTCTCCCTTTACTCTAGCATCATCACTTGCATCCTCCTGCAACTTAAACTGATCTTGTAGAGTTTTATAGATCGAGTCTACAGTATCTGCAATAGTTGTTAAAGTACTACCAACACCTGCAAATGGATTAGAGTTTTGAGCATCCTTTTGAGAATCACCATCTCCTTCAACTGGTTTAACACTTTCAGGATCAAATTTCTCTCCTTTAAATCTTGCTATTCTTTCTCCCTTACTTAGATATTCTCCCTTCTCATCCTGACCCATTACTCTTGAACCAAAGTCCTTATCTAATGCAGTTCCTTTCTTTATATCTGCTGCCTTTATTTTTTTTCTTTTTACCTTAATTCTTTTTGGTGGATCAATTAAAGTACTTACTCCACTAGATGGTTTATCATCACCACCTACTTCTCCTTCTGCTGGTCGTTCTCCTTCTACTTCTTGAGGTATAGGTACTTCATCATCTATATCTATTCCGTCATCTATTATATCATCTACTACATCCGCTATTTGTGCCTTCTGTGCTTCTAACTCAGCAACTTTTTTCTCAAGACCAAGTACTCGTACTAAAGTCTTCCTCTGCATTGCAAAGGACTTACTTAATGTCTTATGTAACTGAGCAACTTCTATAACCAATCCTTTTTCAAGCCCACCAACTCTACCCTCTAATTTAAAATGAGGATCATGAGCACTCCTCAGAGACTTTATTAAGCCTCCTCCTGCATACATGTTTGGTTTTCCTTTAGGCATTTTGTTTTTGCTTTTGTTTTAGTTCTTCTTCCTCAAGATGTTGTTGGAGAAGACCCACATAGATGTCTCGTTCCCAAGGCATCATATTCTCAATCTCTGTCAAGCTATATTTATGGTACTGCATCAAAGCAAAATTAAGTCTGAAGTAATTCTCCAGAGTCATATGCAGCATTGCTACCCGAAAAAAGACGCTAATCCCTCAAGTACTACTTCACTTTTTTTCTTAGTCTTAGGATTAGTTACTTCAATAGTATGAGATAGTTTAGGCATAGTCTCAAAGAACTTCTCAATTGCTTTAAACTGAGTTGAGTTCATCGATTCAAGAAACTCATTCATTTCTTTCTTAGTACAATCAGCAGATGCCCAGACCTCATCTTCTGTGTAAATTTTATCAATACAACTAGCAATCAATTCAAATGATTGTGTCATTGCATTCTTTTCATCAAAGTCAAAATTATTTTTAATGAACTGATCCAGAGAAGGATAAGTCATCTCCATCATAATACTATCATCAATTTTAATCTGGTTCTCATGATCATCATACTTCTGAACTTGAATATCATCCAAGTCAATTAAAACAGGAACTTGAGTTTTCTCATCATCAGGACAGATAACATTAACTTCTAATTCTTCTCCAACAGATTTACCTCTGATGTTGAGGAATAGAAATTCAATATCAAAAGTAGGAAGTTTTTCTACTTTAATCCCCTTTGACAAAACACAACTTTTCAATACTGCTTTAATAGCATTTGTGATCTGTTTATTATCTTCGCTTTCTAAGGCAATCACTAAAACCTTTTCTTCTTTTACAAGGAAAGGTCTATAACTAATAGTCTCACCTGACGAAGGTAACTCCAACTCATACGTCGGAGTCGCAATTTTTGGTAAAGGCATAATATCCTAATACAATTCAATGTACTTTATTTATAGACCTTCGTTAGCAAATGTATTCGATACAAATTGTCCTGCTACTGCCCCTGCAATATTACCAAGAGTATCACTACCAGTTGATCTATCAACAACACTATCAACTAAACTAGCTGCTGCATTACCAAGTATTCCTGAAACATTAAACCCTGCTTGTTGACCTGGTGTTGGTACAGTAATAGGAGAACTGTGTATGGGTCTTGCAATATACCTAATATATGTCATTGATACATTACATGTTAATAAACTTGATCCTTCATAGGTAACAGGCATTGATGTTATTGCTAAAGGATATGCTCTAACAAATTCATACTCTATAGATCTACCATAATCTCTTTCAAACTTTCTAACTTTCAATCCTTGATTAGCACAATACTCATCTGGATATTGACTTCTATAATAGTAATTCGTATTCATCATATCATCTCTATCAGTTTCACCTACAATATATGATATCCAATTCTCAAAGAATCTGATAGGAGTATAGTTATCAGCATCTACATAAAAAGTTAAATCAATTCTATCATCATATATTCTTCTGTATGCATGTCTTTCAGTAACACCATGAAAACTATTATTGATCTCACTGGTTGCAAGAGAAGAACCAGGAAGACTTGCTTCTGAACATTGTAAATTTAGTTGCTCCTGATTAGATCCCAATATCGATCTAAGATTAGTTGGGACAGGTATCTCTACCTCAAAGTGAGAGGTTAAAGATGGACTAAGCAACGTATTTTTAATTTGCGTAACCGACTTGGGACGTGCCATCTATAAATAATTTTTTACCTTATATATTATGTATGGCTGAAAGTAAAAAGAGTTTATACAAACCATCAAATCCAAGGAAATATAAAGGTAATGTCCATAATATTATCTGTCGTAGTTCTTGGGAAGAGAGGTTCTGTAACTACTGCGATCTAAATGAAAACATTGTAGAGTGGGGGAGTGAAGAGTTCTTTATACCCTACCGTGCTCCTGATGGGAAAGCAAGAAGATATTTTCCAGACTTTATTATGAAAGTAAAGGAGAACACAGGAAAGATTAAAACATATGTGATAGAAGTCAAACCCTTTAAGCAAACAAAACCACCAAAGAAAAGAAAGAATGTGACTAAATCATACATGTACGAATGCAAAACCTATGCAGTTAACCAAGCAAAATGGATAGCAGCAAATGAATGGTGTAAAGATCATGGAGTTGAATTTAAGATTATCACAGAAAGAGAACTAGGTATAAGATCATGACAGACTCATTTGGATTTGATGTAGAAATCAATAGAGTTGAAACTTACTTAAGTGAATTAAATAATGCAACAAATGATCCTGAAGAGATGATGCTAGAGATAATGGAAACTCTTAAAGATACTGTGACACCTATACCTGAAGTAGGAAAGTTCTATACCTTTGTATATAATGCAAAGACTCCTAATAAAACATATGATCAACATCCACTTGTTGCATGTACTTCATTAGAGAGATGGGGATTCAAAGGTCTTAATTACCATTGGAGAAAATCTAGAAACTATACGTGGGAAGAGTTAACAGGGCAGTTATACATAGTACAGTATGATGAACTAGAGGCATTGCTTGCAATACCGTATGCGAAATTTATCCTAAATAACTAAAAATATTGTCGAATGGCAACATACGGAAGCAGAGATAGTGGTAATTTTTCTTACTCACATCTACAAAACGTTCGCTACTATACGAAAATAGATTCAATATCTGGAGAGATAACTCTAAAGAGTGCTACCGTAGCAGATCCAGATATAGAAGGTGGTTTTGTGCCTAGTGGATCAGAGTCTGATGACAGGCAATTAGGTACTATAGATCCAAAGACAGGAGTATTTACAGCAACAGAAGGATCTGGTACAAGTACTGCTGAAGGAGATTTTTTCTCAAGTCCTGAAGGAATAAAATCAGTAAAAGAATCTGCAACAATAGTATCAAACAAATCACAGCAAGCATTAGGAGTAGATCCTTCAGAAGCATCATCAAAAACATTAGATTTACTTTGGCCTAATAAAGCAAAAGGAACAGACGAAACTGGAGATAATTCAAATCCAGCAGCATCAAATACAAATATGAATGTTAATGAGGTTGCTAGTAGTATATTCAATATGTTTGGTGTAAAAACCAGTAAGCAAAAAAGTTGGGGTGACTTAGTTTTCCCAGAAGCACTAAGAACTAATAGTCAAGACGTAATTAAATTTAAACAAGTAGAATTTAAACCTAGAAAATTTAATATTAGTGCAAAGAATATATCAGGTATAGAATCAAGAGCTGGTATGAACGGCAGATTGATTCAAGGATCATGCACTCTTCCAATTCCTGGTGGTATTAGTGATCAAAACTCTGCTAACTGGGGGCAGCAAACAATGACCTCTGCTCAAGCAGCAGCAGGTGCATTGGCATCAAAAGCATTAGAAGGAGATTTTAAGGGAATTGGGAATGCAGTTACTCAGAATACAGAAGCAATTGAGAAAGCAGTTAAGGCAGAAGTTATACAAGCAGCAACAGGTACAGACTCCTCACAATTCCTAGCAAGAACTGATGGAGTTGTGATGAATCCTAATATGGAATTATTATTTGGTGGTCCTGAACTACGTAGTTTTGGTTTTACATTTAAGTTCTCACCAAGGAATGCACAAGAAGCAAAAGTACTAATCGATATTATTAGATTCTTCAAGCAAGGAATGGCACCACAAAAAACAGCAGAAGGTTTATTTTTAAAAACACCACGCACATGGATGCTTCAATATCTCCATGAAGGTAGAGAGCATAAGTTCCTCAACAAGTTTAAGGAATGTGCATTACAATCCTTTAGTGTTAACTATACACCTGATGGAAACTACTCTACATTTAGAGATGGTGTAATGACAGCATACGAATTAACAATGACTTATGGAGAACTAGAACCAATATTCTCTACTGATTATGATGACTCACAAAGCATAGGTTTCTAAGATGAAAAAGTATTTCAGATACGTTCCTGATTTTGATTATGTAAGTAGACTTCCTGAGTCTAAAATATCTGACTATGTTAAAGTAAAAAACCTTTTTAAGAAAGGAAAACTTAGAGATGACATCTTCCAAGATGTAACAGTCTTTACTAAGTATCAAATCGTAGGAGATGCTAGACCAGATAATGTAGCATATGATGTCTATGATAATGCAGACTTAGATTGGGTTATATTACTATCAAATAATATAGTTAATATACAAACAGAATGGCCTCTACCTCAAAATGATTTTGATAAAATACTTCTAGAAAGGTATAAGACATATGAAAATCTATATGGTGGCATACATCACCATGAGACAACTGAAGTAACTAACAGTCAGGGTGTTGTTATAGTACCTGCAGGATTACATGTATCATCTACATATAAAACTGAATATTATGACTTCTATCAAGACTCATTAGTAACAGTACAAGATGCTGTTAAACCAGTAACAAACTATGAGTTTGAAGAAGCGAAAGAAAATGACAAAAGAAATATCTTTATACTTAAGGATAGATATCTAGGAATAATTTTAGATGATATGCAAGATGTCATGCCATATAAAAATGGTTCCACTCAGTATGTGAGTGAAACCATTAAGAGAGGAGAAAATATTAGACTTTACTAGTTACTCCTCTGCGAGTTTCTGAAAATAACTTAGAGCATCATCCTCTTCTGAACTAGCAGATGCTACAGGTGCAGCAGCGACTGGTTCTTTACGAGCATTGAAGTCAGGTGAATAAGAACCACGATTGTTGTCCTCATTTGATACCTCTTCATCAAATGCACGGCGAGCAGGTTGCTTATGTCCTAGAACATAATCCAAACGCTTCTTCAGGTCATCATATGACTTGAATTGGTCTGGTGCAGTTACAGCAGCAAGTGAATACTGCTTCTTCCACAATGCTTCTAGTGCATCGTCATCATCTAGTACAGGAGATACCTTATCGAACTCTGACTTGTCATAGTTCCAGTAACCATCCTTCTTCACAATCTTCAACTTGAAGTTTGCACCTTGCCAGAAGTCAAAAGGATTGATTGGAGTCTCATCCTCAAACTCAGGCTGCATTGCTTCCATAATCTTATCAAAGATCTTCTTACCAAACTTGTAGAGGAATACTCCACCCTCGTTCTGAGGATTGGTAGGATCTTTTACAACATAGATGTTTGCATAGTAAGAAAGCTTACGCTTCTGCTTACGAACAGTATCTTTGTCTGCTTCATTACCACTGTTCCAGAGTTCACGATTGTGCTCTGATACAGGATCCTTGCCACCAGTTGTGGTCAAAGAGTTTTCAATATACCAACCACCTGGTCCTTGAAATGCATGTGAATACACTTTTGCCCAAGGGATATCTTCCCCTTCTGGTGCTGGTAAGAAACGGAGAACGGCATAACCGTTTCCTGTTTTATC